ATCCGGTAATCGCACCAGCATCAGGGATGTCCTGGAAATCAGATTGCTCTGTGCCAGCCGTCCAAGCTGTCGTGTCGTTAAAGCCAGACCAATAGCAGCGATACGGCACACGACCGGAACCCTCATCAATGTTCGCCGTCCAAACAAAATCACGCACGGCAGCAATGAAATCTGCCTTTGGGGCATCTGTAGATAATACGCTAAATGCGCTGTCAGTAGACACATTGAACTTTTGCAGTTCTTCACCAATGCCGCCAGCAGCAATAACCTCTTCACCGAATTTTACGAACCGCCAACGCTCTTCTGGTAGCAAGGAATACCCGCCAGCCGCGCTAACATCGTCAAGAGTAGAGCCTATTTGATTGAACAAATACAGCTTACTGGCGTCACCAGCAAAAAGACGAACACCACCAGACGAGTTCTTAGCCGAAAAAACATTTAGAAGAGTGTTATCTGCGCTGTCAGAGTAAGCCACAAACTCACCAAGGCTGCGGTAGCCATTATAGGCAGGCACCACATTATGTGCGTCAGTAACGCCAGCATTTAGATAATCGGGCTGGTCAGGCAGCCATTCTCCGAACTGTATCATTGTGTCGCCCAAACCTCACTGCCTACTGTTACAGTACCCCAAATCTCGCTTCCTACAGCAACATCACCCCATACCTCTGAGCCTATTGCCACATTGCCCCAATCTTCACCAAGACGCTTGGCATCGCATACAACGCTTACAGAGGCATCTGATGTGCCTGCCATAACGAATATACCATTGGATGCACTGGTTGTCGTTACAACTACATTAGGAGCCGAATCAACAGAGTAAACTACCCTTGCAATAGATGATACGTTGACAGAAGACGAAACACTTGATGTAAACGGTCTAATTCTTTTTATATCAGCCGTATCAGTGACAGCAACGCTCACAGATGCGTCCATTGTTCTAATAGGTGTTATAACGGCGGCAAAGTTAGCAGCACCTGTTACAGAGCCTGCCATCTCACGGATGCGTGTGTTATCTGCCGTAGCGGATGCGGAGATAGATACCGCTGCTGGCATTTCAATGGCAAACTGTACCTCTGCTGCAACAGTGATTGCTGCTGTAGCAGTGCCTTCAAAGTGCTTTACCTCTAGCTGGTCTAGCTGGTCTAACGTCAGCCCATATGCGTCTAATTGCTCAAGCGTACCCCAATTATCTAGCTGTTCTAGGTCAGGGTTTGACCAATCAACTTTAGTAAGCAGTAATGCGCTATCCAGAGAGTATGGAAGCGCATCAATACTGCCAGTAAAGTTATCTAGGTGCGGGGTGCCTGTAGCCATCAGCTACACCTACGCTGCTGTAACGTCTAAGTCGCCAGCAGAAATCTTTAAGATGTCACCTGTGTCAATCAGCTTTGCAGTGGTAAACGCACCGTGAATAAGCAAGTTACCCGCGCTACTAGCGTCAAACAGCCCAAAGTGGCTTACTGTACCCCAGCTTGCTGTGGCTGCTGAAAACTCAATAGCCGCGCTGTTGTCAGCCGTGCCAGAAGCCGCTGCATTAAACGTAGCTGCTACACGAGCATAGCCATTGCCGGTAAGCTCTGTACCGCTGTTATCGTCAGCAAAAGAGCCTGTAGAAAGGCCGACATATATAGCCGTTGGCATCGTATATGCGCCGGTAGATAAAATATGGTCGAGAATTTCATTCTCAAGATAATCACTCATTGCAGACATAGTTTATTTCTCCGCTGCTGTATTCTGCCGCAAATAGACAGACTTGGTTTGTAATGGCCCTGTGCCGTAATGTGAACGCTCTTCGTCCATCCGCACTTCGTTTATAGCACGAGTGAACTTTTCATCATACTGTGCTGCTCTTGTCTCATCCAGCAGGTAGACATAAGCCTCAGTCAATGCACCGTATAGATACACATCTGGTGAACGCAAAAACAACGTAGGCGTGCTAACGGCAGAAAGAGCATCTACACTGCCAATGTATAAAATCTCGGCTGTATAAGCAGAGTCAGGTACTGGCCTCAGTTTCATCTCCTTGCCGACAATGCTGTAGCCTAATGGCTTACCGCTGCCGTTACTAGAATACTGAGTATCAAGGCCTGTTGGAGATGCGTAACTTAAAACAGTCAGAGGGCTTGTAAGCAGCTTAACCTCACGAACCTCACGCAAATCTGTAGGCAATGCAATATATTCGTCACCAGGCGTTAGTGTGGCTTGCGCTCGTTTTTCTTGCTCACGAGTTTCTAGCTCACGATTGATACGAGCCTCTGCAAGCTGAATAAACTCAGGAATTTGCGCCGTTAAATCGCTGCGAGCTAAGAAATTAGCTATTGATGTCTGCAAATCAGCGTAAGATGTTATAGCCATTAGATATTACCGCCGCCTGTTCTGAACGCTCGGTTTTCGTTGCTGTTTAGCCACGCCTTCCAAGCCTTCGGGTTCTCGCTAGGCTTACCCAGCGTCTTCAGTAGGTGATGATACACTACATTGGGTATTTCTGCTATATGCTGGACGTGCTTCTGGGTTCCTATCATTTGACCCTTCTGCCAATCGTCAGACATCTGCTTGTTAATCTTTAGCAGCGTATCGAACTGCTGAGTGTTCTCAATAAACGTAGAACCATCAGACTCTTGGCGCAAAAACGTTTGCTTGCCTGCCGCTTTGTCGGATGTAAGTAATCTTTTCATAGTATCCCCTAATGGAAAGAGAGGGCGGTAAACCCGCCCCCTCTATGTTGCTTAGGAACCTGACAGGTCGAAGATGCCAGCGTGTGCCTTTGGAGCTTGTACTTTCAAAGCCCACTCAGTCACAATCTGGAACTTCTCTGCGTCACCTGTTGCCGCGATTTCGTTCTCTACAAAGTTGCGACCATTGATGGTGCAAAGAGAAGCAAAGTCTGGGTCAATCAGGAACGCACGGTCATTGCTCATAAAGCGTGATGGAGCAACTTCGATGGTACCAAAGTCAGTCAGGAAGACTGATGTTGAACCAACGTAGGTCACTTCTTTCGCCTGAGTCATATTCACTTGGTTGTTTACCAAGTTTGAAGATGCGGTCAGGTTAGAGAAGTTCGCACGGTTTGTTGCTGAACAAATCATCATCTTTGGATTGCCGCCGTCTGTCCAAGCGTCCTGCATCCCATCTTCGATGAGTGCAAGTGACAGAGCGCGAGCGTCACCGGCTGTGATTGTGTCCGTTCCATCGCCAGTAGCGAAGGCACCAGCAGTTGCACCTACTGAACCATTTGTAATCCAGCAAGACAGTGATGCTGATTTACGAGGGTCAGAACCAGAGCGAGCTACGTCTGTGTCACCGATTGACTTTTCGATGTCACGACGAAGTTCCAATGATTTCAGTACCTTCTGGTATGCCAGTTCACGGTCACGACCAGCTTTTTCGACTGCATCAAGTGTCTTTGATACAGCGACTGCTGCTACTGAAATCTGGTGGTAGTTGCCCAGACGAGTAGTTGCGGTTGGTGTGCCGATGCTGGCGTCTGCGCCTTCATTGACGTAGTTGGTAGCAGATGCGGCAGCCAATTCTTGAACCTGCCACTCAGTAAAGATACCGTTTGAGGTCTCTTTCTTGAGTGCGGAAAAGATTGGTGTCTCATCTGGGTCGATGCGATAAATCACATCTGCAAGCTGTTCTTTTTCCCCAACAGCAAGGGCGGTAGTGAATGTGGCCATTTTGAAAACTCCTTCTAAGTTTTGTTGCCCATCAAGTAAGATACGGCTGCGTCTACAGAACGCTCTTTATTGAGCCTTCCCAGAGCTTGCTGCCGTGAACGACTAGCAACCTGCTTTTTAGTCCGTGGCTGACCAGCTTTAGCCATTCTTGGAGCTTCTTTTGTGCGTTTTTTAGCTGCGGGTTTCTTCTTCTGAAGATTATCCCACTGCATCGCTTTGTAGAGGAGTTCTACGGCACGAGCATCTGTCGCCTGTGCCACTTCCTCTTCGCTGAAACCAACGCTACGAGCATAGTTAATGACATTAATACGCTCTGCATTTCTGCGCTCATCATCCTGCCAAGCAGGAATCCGGTTCAGCATTTCAGACCGTTGTGCGGCGAGATGTTTCTTCAACGCCTCTTCTTGCTCTACGGCCTGCTGCTGAGCAACATACTGTCGCTCTTGCTCCACTCTTGCGAGGTTAGTCATACGACTGTCGTACTCTGCTCTAATTGCATTGTACTCTTCCGCTGTAACCTCTTTTGCTAACGAGACCCAATCAGGTTCCTGTGGAATTGTCTGACGAATCTGCTGCGCCACAACCTCAAGTTGCTGTGCGTAGTAATCACGAGCCTGCTTTGCTTCCGCTGCTTCTTTCTCAGCAGCCTTCCGCATTTCAGCAGCCTCTTGGCTACGCTTGGTAAAAGCCT